AGATATACATCGACAAGCATTCACTCCTAAGAGTGAGAACCCCGAAAGAGGTTCAAAACCAAACACGCCTTCCATTGCGGAGGGTGTAGACGACTCGAGCAGTGTTTCTAGCTCGTCGTCGCGTGGGTCGAGAGGTGGTTCCCGTCGCAGAAAGCGCGCAACTCCTTCTCATTCTCCACCTATGCCGGTTACGGCAGTGATTCGCGTCATTGACGTCGATGACTTCGAAGACCCTGAAGAGGGATCCCCCGAGGAAACCGTACGTCTGACAGTACCACTAAAGGAACTGGCCCCGTTGCCCACTGAGAAGATTACAGATCTTGTTCAGCAGGCGATCGAGGAGGTGGGGCCTCTGAGTCAATCGGTAAAACCATTGAACCCAGAGGTTAAAGCAGAAATCCAACTCAACAGCCAGGTGGCCGCGGGGATCGGTCTCAAACTTCCGGTTTACACCGAGGAATGGGACCATTTCTATGGAAATCTGTCTGAGGACACAACTCCGGTTCCTGAGGACAAAGGGTATTATTACTCATCTGCCTCGGGTTTGTGTGTGAAGGAAATACTTCCCTTCCTGCGGGCACCAGCGTCTCTTCTTGCTAATAGTAAAGAGTTCTTCTGGGAGCACAGCAGCCTTGTTGGAAAATCACCGTTGAGGGCCGTGAAAGCACCTTCTCGAAAGTTGCTCACCAAGAATGCAGCGTTAGCTGTTCATGCTGAGTGTACCTTGAGGGCCTTTACACAGCTCGACCCGGAGAATCCTGATCGCAAGCATTATTTCCGAAATCTTAAGATTATACGGTTTTATCTTGCGACCTGGGACGGACTCATGTTGGCTTACCAAATGATCCGTACAGTATCTACTCAAGCTCATAAGCAGGACGTTTGCCTGACTTGGAGAGTCAATTCAGATTTGAAGCGACAAATTGAGAGATTCAGGATTAAGTTGTTAAGAGAGCCTTATAACTCTGCGAAACAGCTGAAAGAGCTTGCCGGACATGCCAGGTCATGGTTTTTCGGAGGTCCGAAACCTAATAGGTTCCCGCTCCTTAGATCCATACCTAGCAAGTACTATTGCCTGATATTCAGTTATCTAGGCCGGGCTCTTCCGCCTCAAGCGAACTCGGATGTGAAATCCGGGTACCTAAAGTTAGTCGAAAGACTTACTTCAGTGCCACCTCCAGAGGTGCCAGCTTGGAAGCCATTCATACGTGCGTACCTTGATCGGTATCGCCCCAAAGAGATTTCTACAATCTCTTACCCTACAGATTCTTCTGCGGGGGCTGTATTCGGTTATACCCGAAAAAGTGGGGGATTCGCCAAGGCAACCCAGGACCTGGTGGGGCTTGGATTAGCACTTATGAAAGCAGAACCTCGTGAAGAGGATGTTGTCTACCTGCCCGAAGGCGGGATGATTGACCTGCATGCTTTAGTTTACCGCGTTATGGGAGATAGTGATATCTTCATGACGTCGAATCGTAGGGGGGTGTTCACAGAGAATCACTCCATCCTTCTTTTCAATAAGTATTCACTTACGGAACTGAACATACTGGCCAAGATACAAAGCATCTTCGTCAAGGCTCTGAGCAGAGCAGTGGAATGGACGTTCGAAAGGTTCGATAAGATTCCTTTCGTTGCATTGGGAGCACCGGAAGCAGGTTTGAAAACCCGCTATCCAACTATCTCTCCGTGCGCCGTCCTCCACGTCTCACAGGTGTTACGTCGTGCTGCGGATTCTCATCTCCTGATGGATCCCCGCACTCGTGAGAGCCTGGGTGGAAAGGAAGAGATACGACTTGATCATCTTCCTGGTCCCTGGTACAGTCAGGATTTAACTGCTGCTACCGACCTACACCCATTCTGGCTCACGAGACCCTTTTATGAAGAAGTGGTCACGCGTCACCCTCCTCTTCAACCCTTCGCTAAGCATCTTCCCAAGTTGTTTGGTCCTAGGAAGTTGATATCGCCTGAGGCATACCAACGCTTTAAGGCGGATGAGGAAATATCCTTACCGGTAAACCCATATCTTGATCTATTGACTTTAGATTGGGCTAAGGTAGAGGAACACGTTACACAGGATCTGTCGTATTATTATAACACGGTAGATGTGGACGAAGTCGCGCCTGTGTGGGATGATGAGGAACGAGAAGTTGTTCCTTTCTTCGACACCGATACTCCGGCAGTTGACACTGCTCGGGAACACGTATTGGAGTGGACAGAATGGTGGAACCGTACCAACGAATTGGACGGAATCACTACATCAACGGGTGACCCGATGGGTGAAGCAGCTAGCTTCCCCTTATTACCGTTGGTCACAACCTTCGCTGCAGAAAGAGCGGGCTTGCCTAAGCATGGTAACACAGGAGATGACTCCCGTATACCTCTAGGCCAGAAGGGTAAACCCTCAGTGCTCCGCGAATCTCGCGAGGATCGTTCATCTAAGATGAACGATCTCCTGTCAACGCTTCCTACCAATTGGAGAAATTGGAAGGCAATGGATAGGCTCACTGTACATGAGCTATCATTGAGTGAGCTTGGTGCGGTACTCTCAAGGGGCGACCCTAAAGAGGGGAAACCGAATAAAATCTTCCTACATAAGACGTATTCTCTATACAAAGAGATACCCTTACGCGGAGATAAACGGTTGCCTTTTATACCGATCAAGTTACTAAGCGGTCCACCAGGTGGGTCTAAAGGATCGATAAGCTGGTTTAACCAGCCTACGGCAGTGCGTCAGCATTGCGTTGATTTCCAAGTCAACATCCCTCATAGACTGTGGCGGAAATTACCATATTGGAACGAGACGCTGGCAGCGTTTTCGTATGGTATTCCAGTGCGTGAAGCGGTTACGTTGGGAGGTGTAAATCATCCCGTCTTTCCGCATACTGCGGGTACGAACCCTCGCAACACGCAACGTTGGTTGTCGGCACTGTCCTCGCTAACCCTTGTGGATTGGGCGACAGGAACAGGACTCTCACCTTTGCCATCTGCTACAGCGCAAGCTGTGCGGACCTCTTCAAAAGAGTGGCTTAGGGAGATTGTTCGAGAGGAAAAGATATTCCTTGATGCCGGACTGACTCAGGAGAGGAAGCTGAGTCGCCTAGGTTTCGACCCTCAATTAAGAGGGCCTCTGCCTACTCTAAAAGAGTCCGCGGAGGAGGCGACAAGGTTTGCTTCATCTTACCTTTTGTACAGCGTAGGGCCGTCTGAATTCCTGCACACACCATCAATAATGACAGTGGCGCACAAGTTTCAGAGGCATACTCGCAGGGGCAAGTTATACCTGCATGCGAGGAAGCGAGATGGGGTTTTAACCCCACTCACCTACGATGGCACAATGAAGGACATCATCCAGAAGACTAACGTCTTTATGAAGGATCCTGATGTTCACATACCTAGCAGACATGCCGCCCGTGGCTATGGACTTCTTGAGGGGAAATTCGACCCCAATCGGAAGCCATGGCGGTGGGATTGGCTTGAACGGGGGACTTCTGATCCCCAATTCATCAACATGTTTGCTGAGGCAGTGGTAGGGGCGGTCAACCCCTCTGCGGTCTAAACGTTATCACCGTAAGTGATAG